ATCCTCTATTTTTCTATACGTGTCATAAATATTAAGGTAACTATATAACTTTTTCTTCTAAAACAAATATATCTGTTGTTGTTCCATTGCCTTGTTGGCCATAGCTATTTTTGCCACAACCATATAGTTTTCCTTTTGTATCCACATACCAAAAATGATATGCATCAGCTTGTTGAACTACATATTGGGCATCATCAGCTATTTTAACAAAAGTGTTATTCTTGTTCGTGTTATTAATGCCAAATCCATGGTATTCTCCATTTCCGGCACCATATAGCTCATTTTTATTGTTAATATAGAAGAAATTACGATAATTCCCGTTAAACGTTTTAACATCTTCAGCAAGCTTTGTAAATGTAGTAATAGAGGATATATCACCAATTCCAAAACTTCCATTACTATTTAATCCGGCGCCATATAAATTATTATTAGAATCAATATAAAATACAGAAGCTAATTCACATCTAAATTCTTTAATGTTTTCAGCAATTTTTGTATTTTCTGCAACATCATTTGTGTGCCCTAGACCAAATTGACCGAAACTATTTTCACCCCGACCATACAAATTATTATCATTATCTATAAATAATAAACTTCCATCATAAACAGAAAAAGATTTAACATTGTCGGCAATTTTGGCAAAACTGGTCACTTTTCCAGTGGAAGAATTGCTGATTTGCTTGTGACTGTTTTGCCCACAACCGTATAATTCGCCTGAGTTTGTTAAATAATATGTATTAAAACCAGAGCCAGCACAGTCAGCAACATTTTCTGCGACTTTATGGAAAACTAATTTATCTGTCGTAGTTCCGTCAGCTTGTATTCCATAAGTATTATCTCCAGCTAAAAATAATTCATCATCATTTGTGATTAACATCGTATTACTATAAACAGAGCGGTTATTGTTAATCTTTTTTATGTTGTTAGCAATATTAATAAAAGTATAAACGGGATTGGAAGAATTTATGCCTAAAGAACCATCTTGGCCATAAGTTCCATATACATCACCACTATTTGTTAAGTAAATACTAACCCAAGGACTTATAACGGCATCTTTTACATCATCAGATTGCTTTGTAAAAGTCAAAACATCTTCTACATTCCCATTCCCTTGTAATTCTTTAATCCCGCAATGATAAAAAGAGTTTTCTTTCAAAAAAGCAACATGATTTTCTGAGGCAAGAAATTTCGATGTTATGACTGCCGGTGGAGGAACATCACCCCCAGAAACATCTGGAGAAGATTCTCCCGAATAAATTATGTCTGCCTGTATTAAGCCTTGCCTATCAGGCTTTAATCCACCAGCTAATAATTTAGGCTTCGCTAAGCTCGATTGAAATATATCCATCATTATATGTGCTTTTTCTTATATATAAATCTCCATTTCCTTTTTTAAAGGAAACTTGTTGCCAAGGGGTTATAACATTAGCTTTTATTTTATTGTCAGGAACTCTGTCCAAGACGCAATAAGAAACTGGAGCCAATGAAACATTTTGAATTAAATAACACTGACCATCATTAACTCCATCTAATATAACCCGCTCATCATTATCTACTTTTTTTTCGCTGATATACATTTATTGTTTCATCCTAATATATTGTAATTTGCCATAACCATTTACATCTTTTTTGCCATATCCTCCATAGACTGATGCAGGATATCCAGTGTTAGAACCGTTCTTTCCGTTTGTTTCAAGCTCGATGTCAAAATAATTGTTAAAGGTACTATCTCGATTAACGGTAATGTGGCCACCTCTACCAGCACCACCTGAAGCGTTAGTACCTGCTTCACAACTTATAAGATTATACCAAGTATTGGGGCTATCCCAACTGGCTACTTGAAGATAGCTATAAGCATCTTGACCGCCTATTATAAAGCGTAAATAACATTTTGTGTTGAAATACATTTTACCAACAAAACCAGCAGCAGAGCCGGGATAGTTACAGCCGATATAACACCATTTTGTCGTATTGCCTCCACCTACTATCCAGACCTGATAAACTCCGGGTTTAGGAACTTTAATTGCTGCGGATGTAGTTGTAGAAGAAGGATTTCCAAGCTCGTATAAAACTTGCCCACGTTTGTATGGGTCAGAATTTCCAGAACCAAGCGGGTCAAGATAACAAACTATTCCCATTAATTCTCAGTTCCTGCATCAGAGCCTAAAAATTGATTTGTGGCCCAAGTTTTACCTCTCCTAAAAACAACCCAATGCCATTTACCATCTGAAAAATCAGGAGCAATACCTGCAATCCAAAATAAAGAATCAGCTAGAGTAACAGTTTTAGCTCCAGAAGGGAAACAGAATCTAACTTGAAACGTATAATAAAATTTAGGATAAGTTAATTGACTTAAATCAAATGTAATTGTTGAGGCATCATTAATAAATAATTCATAAATTTCATTTGTATCTGTTAACTGAACAGTTACCGCTCCTGAACATTGGACTTGATGAAAATTTTCATAAGCTATTCTTTTAATTTTATCTGCATCGACACTTGCAGCGGAGGCAGCTGCGGCTTGAGCTTGCTTTTCCGCTTTAGCGGCATAATGTTTTGCACTATACATTGGGTCTGCCATATATATCTCCTAATTGACAAAATAATAACATATTTTGTCTAAAAAAGCAAGTACATAGATGCGGGATTACCCGATATTACGGGAACGGCAAGAGATGTAACATCATCTTCAACTACATCAACTATTGCAACGGGAGCTTTTTATCCTGTGCAAAATTCTGCTGGTGGGACTGGAGGAACATATAACGGGACAAATTCTTCCACCTCTTATTATAGAACGGGATTCGCAGCATCTAGGGTTAATTCTATTTATGGAAACTCATCTACTGTTACTCCTTTGACTTTAACCGCTATGTATATTATAAAATATTAAATATATATGTATATAATTAGTTATATAAGAAATACTTGTTGACAATAAATTCATTCAATGATATATATACAATATGTAGTGTAGTAGTGCTCGCAGCTCTGCGAGCAGGATAATATAAAGAAAGCTCAAATAGATTACTACATCTTAATACCCTTATCAACAACAAAAGCTTTTATTCAAGAGCTTTCTTCCGTTGTCGGAATCCCGGTTAACGGGTTGGTTTAAACAATAGTTGGAGGAATATCACACTTGCAGGGAACCTTGGTCCATGCATATATAACAATATATCTTGCAGAGTAGATTTATTTTCAGTATTTTTAAAGAGAATGTTTGGAATTATAAAATGGCTAATGTTTTTGATGTAGCAAAGTATATATTGAACTCTGTAGGAGGAGATATATCTACGATGAAGCTTCAGAAACTTTGTTATTATTCACAGGCTTGGAGTTTAGCTTGGGGAGAAACATTATTTAATGAAGATTTTGAAGCATGGTCCAATGGTCCTGTTTGTCGCGAATTGTTTAATATTCATAAAGGAAAATTTTACTTAACAGGAAGAGACATTCCTAATAATTTGTTAACCAATTTAACTAATGAAGAAAAATATGTTATAAATAAAGTTATAGAAACATATGGTAAATATAGTGGTTCTCAACTTAGCGAACTGATTCATGAAGAAACTCCGTGGAAGAATACAGAACAGAATCAAATCATCAATAAAGAAATGATGGGTGATTTTTATAGAAGTTTATAATATCTGAAAAATAAGAAATTTACCAATGACTCCTAATATTTAATTATATACATGGCCGTGATTGTTAAAGGAGTTACTGTATCTGATTTTCCATATATAGAAGAAACACCAGAATTATTTCCTGAAGTTCCACTCTCATTTACAAAACCGAACCATCCTGAACCAGACCCAACGCCATTATAACTTCCGCCCGAAACTCCCGGAGAAAGATATCTATATCCTATACCATGTGTGTGCGTAATATCGGGTAATCCCGCATCTATGTACACGCCAATTTGATTTGAACCTTTAATGTATCTTTCTCTTAAGTTCGGCAAGCCAAATGTTGTTGAGCCATTTCCCGGCCCAAAAGATGTCCCCAATAAGTCAAATAAACGTTTATATCTTGTTCTGCTTACATTTTGCCCATTACATTCAAGCCAACCTTTAGGAGGAGTTCCTCCCATATAGGCCATAATAATTCCGGCAGGAAGTATAGAATCCATTAAATCTTGGTCATTACTATCTATAAAAGAAAGAGGCTTTTTGAAATAGATATCAGTAATTTTTCCTGTCGAATCACTTGTAATATCCCCTATTATTATTCTATCTGTATAGTATCTTTTTTCTTCTAAAACATAATATCCGACTAAGTTTTTATCAGAATCATAAAAATATGTATCATTAATACCTATTCCAGTTGTAGACATAGCCATAGGAGCATTTCTAGATTCTGTTAGAGTTCTGACATATAATTTATCTACTTCCCATTCGATGTTTTTACGGGTTGTATCATCGTTGAACCCATTAGGGATAGCGATTATAGTTCCCGGTAAAGCAAATATAGAACTACCAATATAACCAAAACCGTTAAATGTTTTATCAATCGTTTCGTATTCATTTCCAGTAGGATTTAATACAATTGCAAAAGGGAATGAATATAAATCAGTCGATAATGAACTATCAGATTCGCATCTGTTAATCTTATTCGTACTAGTGTTATATACGAAAGAATTTGATGTAGCTTCAGGTGAATCCCCAGAAACTGATTTGTATAATAAAGCTTGATTTATTTTTTTTTGCGTATAATTATATGCAAATAAATATGGGTCCGTGCTCCAGCCTTCTCCTGAACCAGCACTTAAATCACTTTCAATTGTAACCTCTTCAAATGTTTCACTGCCATTAGGAACATAAACTTTGCTGCCTGCTTTCAAAGTAAGAATGCCATCGCTCAATTCTAATTTAATATTATTGGGTGCGCTCAATATGCAGTTTGAGACACGATTAGTTCCTAAATCTCCCGGTGGTCCTTTTTCACCTTGGTCACCTTTTAATCCTGTATTTCCGGTATCTCCTTTATCGCCTTTAGGAATAGTAAAATTAAATTGAGCGGCAGTTGTAGTTCCTACATTTACAACACTAGCTTGAGTTCCTGCATTTCCTGTTGTAACAGTTCCAACAGAAATAGTAGCTGCCTGTCCCGGGTCTCCTTTATCGCCTTTTATTACGTCAAGGGCAATTAAGGGACTAGATGATATAGGAACATCTTCATCTGTTTCTGCATAAGCAGCAGATAAATCTGCATATCCTCTTGAAGAGTGTTCTCCCTGTTCTAATTCATTAACTTCGGCATCTTCTCCTGTAGCCCAAGTTCTTGCATCTGCTATTGTTTGAGCGCCAGCATTTTGTACGGATTGGACTTGATTATTACCCGTTTGGATAACTCTATCTACTTGTGTTTGTCCTTCAGTTGTTATTCCAGTTTTTTTAGCTTCTATTTCAGCAATCGAAATATCTTTTTTATCATCCAATTCATCCAAATGAGTATTCGTTGCTGAAGTTAAACTTGTTAGGGAAGTTTGTTCTTGTGCTTGTAAATTCTGAATATATTCATTTTTTTTGTTGGATAACTCAGTTAACGAATTGTTAACATATTCGGTTATTTCTTGTCCTTTTGCATTTATTGCAGCTTGTACAGTCAAACATTGGTCAAGAATGCCCTGTAATTCAATTAATGATTCTGCTGTTACTGTATTATATACAGCAACATATGCATAATATGTTGTTTGTCCTATTTTTTGTGTCTGAAGATTAGGACATCTAAATTTACCAGAAGCAGTATCCAATCCAAATTTTTCGCAAAATCCTGTAGAAGATGTTTGAGAATCATAATCAGAAAAAGAAGTCGAAGGTATTTTCCCACTCTGTAGATACTCAGCGAGTTGCGGGAAAGTATCCAATTGATATTCTGTTGTATCGCACTTAAGAGTACCCTCAGGATTTCTTAGAGCGTAAACAATTACTCCCATGGCCGATGAAGTAGCATTACTTAAATACGGCTTTAATTGTGCCACGGTAGGAAATTTAAATTTAGATGTTCCTGCGGTAAGTTCTTCATCTGTTGCTCTTACATAAGCAGATAAATCGACTTGTTGCCAAATATTTCCATCACGTCTAAGAACGATGATGTCGCCAGAAACAATTTGTTCGTTTTCTTGAGTAAACGTATATATTGCGCCATCGCCCGGCTGGCCATGTGCAATTGTTATTTTCTTTTCTGAATTATTTAATAATAAAAATAACCATTGGCTAGTTGGATAATTAACTATACTGATATTTTTTAATAAACTTTCTTGTACTAACTCATCTAAATCTAATGCTATTACTGCTTTTGTTGGTGAAATAGATTCTTTTTGGATAACAGATACTTCTGGTTCAGAACCGCCAAGCATTTGGCTGATGAAGTCTCTGATGTTGCCGTAATATGTTTTCCAATCAGATGTAATAATATTCTGATTTAATATATCCGCTCTTTCTGGTAAATTAGTCATCTATGACACCCAAACCTTTATTATTTTATTATTTATAATTTTGTATTCAAATTTTATCTTATTTTTAGGTTGTTTAACTTCAAGAAATGGCAAGTATCCATCTTTTATAAGCTGTTTCTCATCTAGATTATAATTAATAATTGTTCTCGTGTTTTGTGGAGGGAACTCTATTGTATCTTTATTAATAAATTTAGCATATTTTTTCATTTTCTCAGCCTTAAGTATTGTAGTCTTAAGCCCCCAGCTCTTGAATATGTTTCTTTTCCCTCGCCCCATGTCTCATAAGGACTTACAGAACGCCCGATTGCATTACCAGATAAAGATACTGTTCCACTATTTCCATTATTCAAAACAATATTTTGAATAATCTCCAATCCAGAATTTATGCTATATGTTCCTCCAGAACCGCCATAATTTCCGCCGCCGTGCTTTCCACCTCCAGCAGTTATCATTCTTGTTCCCCCTAAATCCATATAGCTGTCTTCCCCATCTTGTACGCGGGAAGTACGATTGGCCCCAGCTCGTATAGTCACACTTTGTCGTTTAGGGTTTCTGAAAATTAATTCAACAGCGGCGCCAGAACCTCCCGCAGAACCCCAACCATAAGAAGATGCTATCCAAGTTTCTCCCGAACCACCGCCGCCTACCAAACATAAACGATACACTCCTCTTTCAAGTGTCGCTGAATAAGTATATGGCCCCCAATTATAGACAACTATGTATCCGGGGTCAAATGGGTCATGGTCTCCCTGACCTAGCGGAGCTAAGGGATAAGGAATTGTCATTTATAATATCCCCCATAACTTCCTACCCATTTACCTCCACCATTATAACTTCTAAATACTAATATATGATTACCAACGATACTTAAATCTGGAGATTCTTCGTATAACCACACAAGATTACTAGGGAAATGAATAGTTCTTGCTGCATCCACATATAAGTGCATTTCAAATGTTATAGCTTTACTGCTATCTTTAACAGAAATTTCAGATATATCAAAAATAAATGTAACATCTCCTGATAAGGAATATGTATATATTGTATTATTTTCTTTTAATCTTATAGTATTGGTTGTAGTGGATATATTTTGATAAACTGTTGCTGGATATATATGCTGTAGAAGTTCGTTTTTTACATTTGATAATTGTTTAGGATTAATTGTAAATATTTCACTTGTTCCATTACTTACTTCTGCATCTGTTGCAATCCTGTTAATACCAAATCTTTTATTTGTGGCTTTCGGGATAAGATTCTCATTAATTAAATCATCCTGTCCAAAAATATATCCGCTTGTATTAATTTGATACCAAACAGTGCCTTCTCTTATAAGCAATATAGCAAAATCGCTCGTTAACTTAATATCTTTATCCTGAAATAGTATTATAGAGCCAGTTCCACCATAATTATTTTTTACATTTACAGTTTGTTTATCGCTTTCTACTGTTAAAAAAATAACAGAACCATCTGGTAAATTATTAACCTGAATTGTATTTAATTCATCATTTTCCATTTCTCCTTCAGTCGTTAATTTAACTAAAGACTTTGTTGGATTTATGCTGTTATTTGTAATAACAATAGATTCAGTCGCCCCACCACCCAGCATTTGGCTGATGAAGTCTCTAATGTTGCCGTAATATGTTTTCCATACACCTGTAGATATTGAGCTATCTAAAATATCTGGTCTGGCTGGTAAATTAGTCATCTATAATTCCTTTTACAAAACAATATCATATTTTGTATATTTTGTCAATTATTTATATCCCCGAATATCCGCATTTATTGTTGCAGCAACTGGATTTCCGTCCTTATCAAAACACTGTATCATTGGCCCCCTAATATTCATATCTACAACTTTAGCACTTATAGCGTCACTCCCTCCCAGTAGTGTCGTAAATACTTTATTTATTACCTTGAAGTTTTTTGTGGGGATTAAACGAGTTCCAGAATCGGAAATATCTACACCGGACAATAATTCTGAAACATCTGGAGCATCAATCGTAGCCTTTAGGGAATGTATAACTCCTTGTATCTTTCCAGCTTCAAAAATTATTCTTACAGTTATTCTTTCTTTCTGAATAAGTAATTTATCTGGCATTAAATACCAATGTTCGTCTTGCTTATAGAATAAATCTTGTTCAGCAGAGTAAAATTCTTTATTGATATCGGGATAAAATGGTTCTTTGCTTTCTCTTTTATAATATATTTTATAGATCCCCTCTAAATTATAATCTAATTTAACATATGCGTTTTCTATATCTCCTATATATTCTACATTAAATTCATAAACCATTCCTGCATAATTAATATCACGATAGAATAACTCATCATCATTATTGTAGAATTTTTGATTATCAGGGGTATAAAATAGTTGGTCTTCATTAGCAAATATACTACCGTCAAATTTATATCCATCAGTTATTATACCCGGATAATCATTCTCTTTATAATCATATTCTTGTAATATGTTATCATATTCAATATCCCCATTATAAAAAGTGATAATAGCCGGATTTACGCTTTCATTTCCAGCAGTATCTACCGCCACAACAAATAATGTTAATTGTTCTTTAGGAAGTGTAGCTGTTGTAAATGGTGGGGAATCCCATAAGCTTTGAGTATGAGCTTTAACTGCATGCTCTTTCCATGGGTTATTTCCATAGTTATAATATATTCTAAAGCCCGCAAAATCTAAAGGTTTGTTATCGTAGTTCCAAGTTATATTATATCCTTGTCTATCCAGATTTTCGACATCAGGAGGAGGATTTCCGGTTCCCTCTACTAAAACACTAAATTGCGTCCAATCTGAAGCTACTCCTTTCTTGCTTATATATCTTACCTTTATTGTAGCTTTAACTCCATTTTCTACTTTAGAAATAGAAATGTCATCCAGCCCAGTATAAGGGAAAACATCCCGATATACAATTTCATTCCCCTCATTTTGGGTATAAACTTGGATACCATCAATTGCGACAGTTTCTTCTGGTTTCACTCTTACCGTAAAAGCAACAGCGGCTTTATATCCTCCAGTAGAATCTGGTATCAATGCTCGTTCATCTGCAATAATATTTTCTACGATTGGAGATAATGGGGCTTTATCTATCCAGCTAGGAATATCTGACATTTCAGGGTCATAATCAGGAATATCAGCTTCTGTTTCATCATGTATTTCAGGGGCTTCAGGAACTAAGGTTATTGTTGCTGTTAAGTCATCCCCGGGATTTATTTCCTGAACAATAGCATTTATATGTGTTCTATCTGTCTCTCCAATATAAACCATTTCTCCACCTTCGGGGGCGATAGATTCGGGTATTGGATTAGTTAAAACAATATAATCACTTGGCTCTTCATTAGATTCGATAGCAAATGTTTGCAATGTTCCAAATGAAGACCGAATAATCATTGCATATGTAGAAGAATTAGGTAAATAAAATTTATCATCTAATGTTATTGCCGCAACTCTATTATTATCATCTATATCTATGTTTTTTATTCTAGCTGAACCTACACCTACTTTTATTACATCATTAGATAAATAGACTAAATCTCCTAAATTAACGGCTAAATTTTCTATATCTTGAGAAACGGTATATGTTTCTGGGCGCAAAACATATTGGCTTAGCATATATTTACCATATTTCCAAGCCCTAGTCCTATCTGTACAACCATATGAATCAAGAGATTCAAACTCTGTTGCGTTGTCTTTATTGTAACCTGTATTATAAACGATTACTTCTTGTTCTGTCCAATCTCTATCAGGGTCAATATATTTTACTTTGAATCCATGAATATCTTTTTCAAATGATTTGCTAAATGAAAAGCCAAAGGAATTTCGTGGTGATATAGCTGCAACAGGTTGTTTTCCTGCTTTATCTAAAATAGTACAATATTTACCATTAATATTAGAAAAAAATGCTTTCCCGGCAGAACACATACTTTGAATACAATCTAATCTAGTAAAATCTCCGTCAATCGCAACATCGACTAACCAATTAGGATATGTTTTTTCCCAATCTATTAATGATTGTATATCTATTTGTTCATCTTTTAATGGGGAAACGCAAGCCGTTCCTGTTAAAATGTCATAAACATGCCAAGCTGGATGTCTATTTAATTTCCATTGTGGGGGCTGATTAATATCCGTAAAAACTTTTTCATATGATTCACATAAAGCAGATACATTATCTAGCGTTCCATTTAATTGGTCTGTCGCTTTTACGCGAATAGCCATTAGACATAAACCTTTAGCCCTTACAGGTTCTTTATATTCAATATTTCTAAAGGTAGTTAAATAACCATGACAAGCGGCATTGGTGCCATCATCGCCATATAAACCATAATATTGGTGTAGATATACTTCATATTGACCTTTTTCTGGTAGCTTTATTCTAAAACTTCTTGTAAAAGGTTTTGTTGTATGTGTAATTAATGTCCATGGTTTATGCAACCAAATCCAATCTTCATCGCCTACTTTTCTATATCCTATATTAATATAGGCGCCATTAAACAATCCCGAACCGTCAGTCGGCTTTTTAGCCCAAATTCCTAAAGGGAATTGGATATCAAAACTTATTTCATCTACATCAGAAAGAGAAGTTGTAATAACGGGAGTATCTCGTTTTAATAAAATATTATAATTAGACGTTCTGGCAGTATTGGTATAGAGTGTTATAGGCTTATCATCTTCCCAGCCCTCTCTTATTTCCATTTCAACTTCAGTATAATTACTAATTGGATTGGTTCCGATTTTTATATCAGATAACTTTAATGGACCATATCCAAAACAAAAAAGAGAACGTAGATAAGTATCGTTACCTATAATTTCTGTATAATCAGGAGCAACTTTATAAGGAGAAAATCTTGTTTTTCCATATATACGAGGTAATGGACTATATGGAGACATCTGGTTTGATGAATTGCTTAAAGAGCGCATGCTTTCGCCCCAAGAAGCAGAATTGGTCTTAGGAGATGGTGGCTTAATTAAGGCACTCATAGCTAATGAAGCGACACCACCAACGGCAGCCCAAATGGCTGAAGTAGTACCAACCGCGATCCCTGCCTGCAAGGCGCTCATGCCAGCAACGCCTGCGCCTGCGGCAGCTGAACCACCTATACCAGCCAAAAGCGCACCCGCGGCAAATCCAACTACAAAAGCAAGTGCGACCATTGCAACAATGGTCAGAATTTGCTTTCCTCCTCCGCCACCCCCACCGGAAATCTCAGCAATTATTTTTATTTTTTCATTTTCTTTTAAATAGGTTTCAGGCCAAATATCTCTATTTATTTCTTCAACAATTTCTAAGTCATCATCTAAACGAAATATTTTTATGCCTTTTTTTAATGAAATAGCAATATCTAATCCCTCTACAGTTTCTTGTAGATTAATTCCCGGCTTTATTGTAATAATATCACATTTTCGATTGAAAGGGTTTTTAACTAATCTAACTTCTGCCATCTCAAAACCTTATAAATTCTACCCTGCCATTTAGGATATATATCTTCTATCACACAATCACGTCCATTAAAAGAATGAATTATTTTATTGTTCCCTACATATAAAGCGATATGTGTAACAAAACCACAAACTTTGAATAACACAAAATCAAATTCTTTAGCGTCACTTAATGGGATTTCTTGCCAATGTTCTTTTGATTTTTCTTTAATATAATTACTTACATCTTCATTTAAAATATTTTGTTTTTCGTGTGTACTTTCTCTTTTTATCCCAATATGTGTATATTCAGGAATATCTATATTAAATTCATTTTTATAAACAACCACACATAGACCATAACAATCTACCCCACTTATATCTCGTCCTAATGGTTTATATGGTATTCCAATATATTTATTCGTCCAACTCATTAGAACATCGCGGGGAAAATGCTGGCATCCATTTTATTTTTAGGAAATGGCTCATCCATAAATCTATCTACAATTAAATCTCCCTCAATTGTTAAAGCATCGCCAGTGACATTGGTTAACTTCATTTCCCAAGGTCCGGCCTCTGTCGTCTCTAAATCAGATGACATAACAACTTCTAACTTAGCTTTCATTGGATAACGGATAGAGCGGATTGTTTCAACAATTATTCTATCGACGTTAGCAATAGTTAATTTTATTGTTCCGCTTACTTCATTTCCTTCTGGGGGAAGATTTATCTCAAAGGGATATGCAATAAATTCATTTCCCTTGTGCATTATTTTTCTTGGTTCACCATTTTCTGTCTCATTTGCATTATAGACGTATAGGTTTTCTCTCCCCTCACGCTCATCAGGAATAATAGTTAAGAGGATATAAAAAGCCTTATCTGTTTGCTGGGCAAAGATGGCGTTTAATGTTTCTTGTGATAAGTTTCTCATTTGACAAAATTATATATTAAAAAAACAATTTTGTCAATATTAAGGAAGAATAGAAACATCTATTTTTAAAACAAAAAGAGTTCCTGCATTATTAAAAGGAGATATTTTGGGCTTTTCTTTAGGGTCAGTAAAACGGAAATAAGTCGGTGTTCGTTTGATTGGATGTACCCATTCAAAAGGTAACGCTCCACCATTTAATGTTTCATCATACCATTCTTCAAAAATATCTATTTGTGGAATAGTTAAAACAAACTGCATAGTTATTGGTCTAGGAGCGGCTAAAGAACGTCGTCTTACTTTAGCTGGGCCAGTTTCCATTTCACTTACAATTACATCCGAGCGGCTTAAAGTTTGTTCATATCCATCAGTCATTGGACGGTCTGGCAAAGATGCTGGCCATGTTATATTAATTGTCATTTTATCCTCTGTTTATTGCAGGTCTTCTAATGCTGAAATTATTTTTTAAGCTCTTGTCAAAAGCTCCCTCAGTAAATCCTTGAGAAACAGTTTGTTTAATAAATACTTTTATTTGTTCTTGTCCGTTAGAATCTCTACCGCGTCTAGTTTGTACTGGCGGAGCATCTGTTCCTCTCATATCTATAATCTGGACATTAGTTCCTCCAAACATTCCAGAATCCCCTCCCCCGACACTTCCTCCTTTTGCAAATCTTGGCGCCGAATTAATAGCATCTAGCATTGGTCTATATTGTGCAGCGGAACGGGCGTTTACAACATATTCACCATTAGACAATCTAGCAAGTATTGAATCACTCGTTCCTGAACCTTTACCTTTTACAGTTCCGCCAGTAGCAAGAGCAGGTAATGAGCTGGAAGTTATTGCTCCGGGATTTAAACTGCTTTGTAAAGCTCCTACATCAAATGATGTATCTCCTACACCTGTAGCAGCTGCGCTTGGTCCTTGAATCGCCGCCCACATAGCTTTTGCTAATGGAATAGTAAATGCCATTTGGGTGCATATACGAATTAAATCTTCAATAAAGGCTGTAGCAAAATTTCTAAATGAAAATTCACCATTTGTTGCAAAGTTAACTATTTCATCTTCTAGATTTCCTAAACTAGATACCATTAAATTTTGAGCTTGCTCTGATTTTAATACTGAATTTATAAATCCTGTTATTGAACCTTCATTATTAATCCAAGCCATATGAAGAGTATTGCTTTCCGAGATTAACTGCCCCATAGGCCCTGTTGTTGATTCCAACGCCAAAGCTAGTTTAGCTATCTCAGAAGCTTGTTGCTGAAATAGAGGATTTAAAGTCTGTACATTACCGGTTATATCGACAAGAACTTCATCATATTTAAATCCAGCAGAAGCCAACGCATCCCAAACAGCCTTTTGGTCCGTTGTCATATAAAATTCTTCGCTTTCTCTTTTTAAGCGTTGAATTGTATTAGCCAGTTTATCTAATCTTTTTTGAAGTTTTTTATCTGGGGTATCATCTTCAGCAGGTTTAATAGAATAATCTGGTGCATTTTTAGATGCATCTTCTAGTTGTTTACGTTGTTGTTCTAATTCGCTCTGAGCTTTTGTTATCTCTGATATTTTATTATCTACCGCTGCCGCTTCTAAATCATCGATTAATTCATCCAGACCTAAAGTGGGGCTTGGCCCCATAATCCTATCTAGAAAACGAACTATAGGTCCCCCAGTAACGACATCAACAAACCCCTTTGCTTTATCCCATGCAGAGCCAATAGCATTAGATACACCATCCCACGAAGCTTTTAAGAGGTCAGTATATCCTACTGTTTTTTGCCCCGTCTCAAGCATTTCAATTTCAACATTTAAAGAATCTATTTTGGCTTGCGTTAGTTTAACTTGCGATTCTAATGATTGTTTTGTTTGGTCATCTAGATTTTCTAATATTTGACCATTTCTTTCTATCAGGGAATTTGCTCGTCCTAGCTCACGATTAGAACTTGTAATACTCTCTCTTAAGTAAAGATATGCAGTAGATGCGGCGACAATAGCCGCCGCTATAGGATTCTTTACCGCCGCCTTAAGCGAAGCAATAGAAAAAGCATTCAAAGATTTTGTAGCTAAATTTGCTTTTATTGATAACGCAGTAAAAGCCGTAGCACCAGCTAAAATACTTGTTATTAAGGGTTGAATGTTTGCCCCTAAGTCGATAATTATTTTAGCTAATATTGAAGATGCTCCAGTGGCATCATTCATGCCTCCAACCCAAGCTGTCATTTCATTATTAAACATTGTTATTGCTTGAGCTATTGTTGGCGTAGTTCTGGCAAATTCGGCTTCTAATTTAGGTAATTGAGACATAATTGCGTTGAAAAATTCTTGAGAAGAAACTTTTCCATCTACAACTCTTTTTCTTAATGCGGCGACACTACCATTTAGTCCATCAATTCCCTCAGCAGCAGCCTTGGCAATACGAATACCTCCCTCCAGAATAGAGTTAAATTCTTCAGCACGAACGATGTCAGTACCCATTGCTTGAGAAAGCTGTAATAAAACACCCCTTTGGGTGAAAGCAGAAGCACCAGAAATTTGTAAGGCTTTACCTACTCCCTCTGTAAATCTTAATAAATCTTCAGTGGAAGCACCTAAATTTTGTTGTGCCTGCGTTAGTCTTGTATATAATTGTGCTGTGGCTGATATATCAACTCTTGAACGTTGGGCTATAGAGAATAATTCATTCTGTACAGAAACATAATCAGCAGTATCTCCAGACAATGCCCTAATCTTGTTTCCTACTTCAGTATAAGCATCCGAAGCCCTTATTATTTTTTGTACACTAAAAACAGAAAGAGCTGCGGTTGCCCATTTTTGTAATGTCTTAAAATAACCCGGAGTTTTAGAAACTGATTGATTTAACTTATCTATACCATTTGCCGCTTGTCTGGCATTTTTTTCTATTCCGCTAATTCCTTCTGAAAAGGATTTGCTGAAATTAGAGCTTTTATTTATAGATTTTATTTTAGCGTCTAATTGGTTTAGTTGCGCAGTGAGTGCTTGAACAGATGATATAGCTACTTTATTGTTAAATTCAATTTCTATATTATATTTTGACATTACTAGATTTTACTTTCTTGTCTAAATCACTGTTTATTTTTTCACAATAAAAATTGTCAACTTTTTTTATTATTTCACTTATTGTGCTTATTTGTTCCTTAACATTATATGCTTCACAATATCGATATATGCTGCTCCAAGGAATAGGACCAATACCTGACATAGATTGCGGCCTATCAGTAGATAAATCTAAAAAACAACGCCAGTAAAAACCATAATCAGGATTTAGAACTGGCGCATTTTTTATTGGTTCAGGAATATCATCACCTTCTTCCTGTGCTGCGTTTAAAATAGCTTCCAGATTTTTTCCGTACTTTAAGCTAAAACGCAACACATCAGTTAGTTTTTTACGACATCATCAATAGCTTTTTCACGATAATTGGTAAAGTCAGAAGAAAAGGCAACAATGGCATCCAAAAAGTGCGGCAGGTCTTTAAATATTTTTAGAACATTTTCTTTAGAATAAGGAATTTCTTTCCCATTTTCATCCCTTACATTTTCCCAGCCAGTTACAACACATTCAGCATACAAATCAAGCATCTTTTCTTTTAATTCTTCAGGTTTAGATTCTACACCTTTTCTTTTAGTGGCTCTTTCAATATATTCTGCCTGCATTTTAGCCATTTTGGGATTCCCCGTTAAATTTGAAGTAGCAATATAAACTGTTGCATCTCCAAACTTCACAGGAAGACCTTTTTGTTCTTTTTCTGTATTTGTTTTGTATAATTCATAAATATTCATATCTTTTTCCTTTAGGGGTGGGCGGAATCACCCCTAAATTCCGCCCAAAGTTATAAGATTATATTGGGGATTAGTTAATATAGTCGAATCTTGTTATTCCAAGAGTATATCCTAGATTCGGGTCTCTAATTGCTTGATAATCAAGAGACAGCATTACATCCTCATTTTTTCCGCTTACATCAGGATTACCTGAGCTATATTTTACACGGGGCATATCGAATATATATGCGTGTTTCTTATTATCTTTAACCATATAATTTAATGAAGTTTCTTCATTATTAATTAAATCTTGTAATAAATCTGCATTACTGAAATAAGTATTCATATTTCCAGTTACAGCAAATTCTCCGAGACCGATAGATTCTGTACCATAAATACCAACAGCATTTCTTCTACGACAGTTGTTATTTATTTCTACCGTTAATTCACTGACATAGTTTGCTCCTTGAATCTTAGAGCCACCACGAGCTATTCTTGCAACATTACTTGATGTGTTCATGACAGGATACTGAGGAGCTGTAATATCTGTAGCACCGCTTTCTCTTGTCTGTACAATTTTAGCTGTAGCGCCTAAGAATGATGTTGACATATCAATGATAGAAGCAGCGTTTAATGTCATACTCAAAGTATCAGGTATCATTCCTGAAAAATATTGATAATCAATAGGCTTATGGTCTAAGAACACTTGCTCCAAAGTATAAGACAAAATAGGGTCTGTCCGTGTTGGGTCAATATTCTTCTCCGCATTCTTTAAGAAATCTCCCATATAGATAATGATTTCTTTTCCTGCGCCATCATCAGTAGCGAATCCTTTGGGAACATTGGATAGAGTAATATGATGTTCATCAACTACATCTAATATACGAACAGCATCATTATTTTCTAATGTTGAAAACTGATTAGCGGAAGAAGAATTGTCACCCAATTTAATCCACATCCCTGCTTCTAATCCTAAAGATGTGAAATCTAATGTCGTAGAAACTAACCTGTTTTCTGCGCCGACATCTATTTGAATATCTCCAGAATCGGCCTTAATCCCAACTCTCTTTACAGAAGATTCTTTTATCCCCTCAATAGAAGAAACATCAATGCTCACAGTTAAAACTTCAGCAGCAGATTCTGTTACAGAAACAAGCAAATTATTTCCTTCGGCATCATAAGCATCGCTAAATAAAATATAATCACCAGCTTTAAATATATTTTTTTCAGAATTGAAAGTAATTTGGCTTCCCTCTACACTGGCGATATCACCTTTCGATGATGTCGGCTGTTCTTTCCAATATTTCTGAAAAGCTCCCTCAAAAATATTGTCAAAAGCGCCATAGGAAAGTTCCATATTAACATCCCCACCCGGCTCAGAACCAACGGAAATTATGTCTGCAACTTGTCTATCTGGTCTAATTTCATCTGATTCTACAGTCGTTGGATTAATACCAAAACCCGGAGCACCAGTATTTCTCACTTCAAGAAATGCTGGATTAGCAGGAATAACTCCATTTTCAATCTCTTCAACAATTCTTAAGGCTGTTCTATTTGTATCACTCATTTTAAAATCCTAAGATAAATTATTTATTGAATACTAACACATTTTGTCTATTTTGTCAATTACTTAAATTCTGAGAAAGATATGTTAAATTGGACATTTTGCTGATACCAAGCCTTTTCAAAATTAACAAATGTTGGGCTACCCTTTATAATATTTACATCTCCAACTTCTGCACCATCAAAAATATCCAAAATAGCTTGAACAAGCTCATCTGATATTTGTGTTTTTTGATTAGATGGAATAAATACTTGAAAAATCAAATATCCATATCTATTAAACATTCTATTTCCGGGACTGCCTAACGTTTGTTGCCCTCCTACAGCTAAACGTATAGACCCTCTTACCCAAGGTATGTTTTTTTTTACAGTTTCTGTTGTTTCATTATCCCAATATATTGGTGTTCTATTATTCCATCTGTCTTCAAAATGCTTTTTTATTTGATTTTTGGCTTCTAAAATTGTTGTCAATCCCACCCTCCTGTTTTATCCATTCCTCTACTTATTCCAATTTGAACAAATGCTCTTGGGGCTTGAGAACTATGTCCTTCATTAAGCAATTCTATATATTCTACATTATTTGTTAAATATAAATTACCTTTATTCAGTTCATATCCATTAAGCTCATCCATTGTTTTTTTATATTCAACATCCGAAACATCCTGTTTAGAGCCAATAATTTTTTCATTTGGTTTACCAATTGTAGGAATCCAGTTTGACATAGCATGACCTGTATCAACTGGTGTCAAATCTTTTATCTCTACAGTTACGTTTTTAGTTAATTCAATCGATTCATCTTTAACGATATTTAATAACTCATCTGAGATTAATTTACCAATTTTTTTCATTATATTTCTACTGTTAATTCAGATGCAACTTTTATTCCGGCAAACCAATAATTTGATATTTTAGTTATTCTATATTGGTTTTTCTCTGTATCTTCAATTATATCTGACAATTCAGGCATATTGTCTTGAATTTTTGATACATCAATTATTATCGTATCTTTACTATCAGAATTTAAGGGGATTTGATAACGATTTGTATAATCAATAAAACAACCATTTACTTCTATTTTTAACTCTCCCGTCGGATTTTCCTCCGTAGGATTCGTAAATTTAATAAGAGTAAATGGTTGTCCTAATTCTTCAATAACACCGGGGACGTCAACATCCCTCAGTTCCATTCCAGTTTCTACGTCTGCCATTTCCTATATCACTTATTGGCTTAGGGAACACATCAGGAACTCTATCAATATCTAGATTAGCGGCCTTAATTCCCGATATTGTTACTCCTGTAACAACTGGCCTTAACGACATTGCCTTACTTCCCGAGCCGGAACCTCCTTCATCGACTATATCCCCTCTGCCATCGTTAGCCCACAGAGTATATTGTTTGGCCAAATCCATATAGTGTTCATAAATTTGTTGATTTTCAACAGAAATACCACGAACATTAACTTTTTTCTTAAGCGCATACTGAGCTGCAAGAGCTTGGCAAGCTGCCGCGGCTGCACTATATAGATTGCCCTCTAGTTCCAGAAAATCCTCTAATTGGTCATCTGTAAAAATTTGATTATCAGGGTCAACATCGTTAATTAATGTTCGTAAGGTATCAATATTCATTATCTACGTCTTCTACGAGGAGAGTCGTTATAACCTATATTTTCATCTGTTGTATCATTTTCTTTGGGCGTCTTTTCGCCAATATTCACATCAACATTTACATTCACTTCGGCTGTCTCAATATAAACATCCGCTTTGACATCCGCAGTTACGCCAACATCCGTATTTACTTTTCCATCGCTCCCGATGGCTTTTTTATCTATGTCTTCTTTAAGAGAGCCTATCTTCCAATTTTCTTCATCAAATTCATAACCAGAAGAATTAATCACCTCTGATATTTCTCTACCCGGAACACCATATGATAAATATCTGACATTAATAAATTTCTTAAATTCATAAAAATCTAACCCAAGAGCTTTATAATCAAACTCATCTCCGGGAAAAAATTTTATTTTGCCAATAGAAAATGTTTTTGCAGCAACAACTGTATTTTTCATCTATCCCTCATAAAAATATGGGCGGGGGTTAACCCGCCCTTTTCTTAAGCCTGATTTGTTAATTGCAATACCAGCTCTGGACGAGTATTAATCATTAGCGGATTTGTTTCTGCTGTGATTTTTAACCAACGAGCTTCAGGGTCGGAATATTCCGAAGCATATTTCAGCAATCCCGGAGTATTAACATAATTTAAATCAGTTTTAGGCGCATATTTCTCTTGGAACATTCCCGGAACATCAGTTGGGAATAAATATGCTTTGCCGTCTTCGATTAATTCTACCGTTGTTCCATTTTCAAGCTTAACAGAACCAGCATACTCACGGAATGAAATTCCTTTAAAGTAGAAACCGTTTCTTAAATCTTCACGATTTGGATTGGCGATTCCAACTTGGTTTCCATAAGCTTCCTTGATGTCTGGATTTTCAGTCAATTTGTCAAAGAATGTTGGAGAACACAGACAAACAAAATTAGATACAATTCCTCCAGTTTGGTTAGCCTGTTCAATTGCTCTTTTAAATCCAACCAACTGAGAAGCTACGCCAGTTGCCTGAGACAAGTCAATATTCTTTTGATATTCTGCCTGCGTTAAACCTAAAGCATCATAAGAATTAAATAAGGTCTTACCATCACCGTCTTTGGTTTCGCCCTTAACTGCGCTTAAGCGGAAATATTCATGAGTTAAATCAAAATTTCTACTAATTTTAGAAAGTCTTTTTTCTCTAACATTAGATACTCTATCAAAATCTTGAGTTCCCGGTGCACGTCTTCCCTCAACATCCTCTGGATAGATATAATCCTCAACTTCAATATGAGGAATAATCAGAGGAATCTGTTTTGCTACATCGTGTTTTAATCTTTTAGCCGGGGAACGTCTAGCATGAGTTCCATATACACCGATTGTTGAATCTTCAATATCTAAGATAACAGTTGAAGTTGTAACACTTTCACCCTCAAATAAATTCATAGAGGTAATAAGATTTGGTGCCAATGGAATATTATTAATCGGTCCTGTATAATCTACAATCTTTCCAGTACCAAATACCATATTTTCAGCCATTAATAAATTCTCCTAAATACTAGCTACATCGACACGGATTCCAGCAGCTTCCATTGCAGCTTTGATAGTTTTTTTCTTTTCACCATCATCCGTTTGATAGTTAAGCCCATTTTCAAGTACACTTGCTGGGCCATTTCTTAGAATAGCACCATAGATGACTTTATCTTCTTGCTCATCAGTTAAATCAATATCTTCAGACAAGAAAACTCCATAAAAATTTTGTGTTCCATCTTCTTTAGAAACATCAATAGGAACAATTTTCCCCTCTGCATTCTGGGCCACAATATCACCTAAACTATATTTGTTACCCTTTAAGAGGGTCGCATTTTCGCGAGTATAGTTTTTATTTAGGTCAAATTGAACGACATCAGAAAATTTCTTCGGGAAATATTTAATATCTGCCATTATTCTTTTCCTTTGTATTTATTTTTTATAATTTGATTAACTTTTTCCACATCTGTTAACTCTACAGGTTCTGATGTCGGAAGACTTTTTTGGATTTGGAATCCTTTAAGTGCAGCAGAACCAGCTTGGAATATTTTATTAAAGGATGATTTTTCTTCATCATTTAACTTAGAATAAACTTTATAAACAGAAAGAGCTTCCGCATCATCAATAGAATAGTCAGCGAGCATTTCTTTAGCTTTCTGTATATTCTCACTCTCTAAACGCTTATCTATTTCTTCCTGCAACTTTCTATCGGCATCGGCTTTATCTTGAGCTAACTTTTGAATTAATGCAAAAGATACATCTCCAACTTTAATCTTAGAGATTTTCTCGCCATTATATTCAATAACCTCATCTTCTTCTAAGCGTTTCTTAATTTCTTCTAGTGGGTCTTCAGATTTAAGAAGAGATTCTTTATCATTATTTTCTAATGACATAAAATATTCCGCCCCCTTATTATCTAAATTAGAAATCAAATCATATTTTTTATTTAATTCCGATAAATCTTCTTTTATTTTATCTATTTCACTAGACTTCGCTTCTAGAGCTTCAGTAATTCTTTTTTTCAGCTCTTCGGAAAAATCGGCGATACAACTAGCAATGTTTTCTTCAACATTTTCATTGCCATCTTTAAGTATTTGGCGAAGTGTATCGCTTAGAACTCCTGTTAGTTCCCAAATTCCATTCTGCACTTCACTAGCGGATAAAGCCGCCAAAAATGCAGATTTATCAAAACTTTCCGCATTAGTTTTAAGATTTTCCATGTCATCTCTCTTATATAGCAAAACATATGCGCCCGGATTAGCCCCCTTATCAACAAAGGAGACTTCATCAATCGTCATATTTTTTAGCTTGTTTCTTTTAATATTATTCTGGGTCATCTATTTTTTCTCTTACACCACGACCACCTATAGAGAGCATGGGATAATCTCCTTTTTTAATCATATCCCATACTTCTTCATCATAAATCTTAAAGCCAATAAACCATCCAGTTTTTCCTAAATCTATACCAAGTAAATCTTGTTTTGTTTTAGAAAAAACTATACTCTCCACAATTTCACCGATGCCGCGCTTTCTAACATGCATTTCGCCTGCTCTACGGGAATTAAGAACATAATCATAGGCAGCTTTTTCCAGCTCCTCATCAGGAATAACATCTCCTTGACTATCAGTAACAAGTTCCCCATTTACTGAATTTACAGAAGCCCAAGCAAAGACCAGATGTTCGTCTTCATTGACTTTATGAATATCACAATTTATTTTAAAATTATTATTTTCCATAGGGGCATATTAGCATAAAAAAATTTTTTTGTCAATATTTTTATTTTTTGTCAATTTTTATAATCATATAGTAAATAACACCTACAGTTTACTATGTTTCCTGCTGTGCCGTTTTCATCCCTTGGATAACGCATAGGACCAAGGGGAGTTTGGAAATAATCCCAAATATCAACACCATTGTTATTAATCAGAGGAATTGCTATATGGTTGGCTCTGACTCTTTCATCCCTTTGAGTTACCCAAAATTTTTTAAGCCCATTTAACTCGACAGCTCCTTCCATTCCCGCCTGAATTATACTCTCATATTCCCCCGCAGAGGCATACTTCAACGTTTCTGTCTCAGCTATCAAGTTTGCTCGATATTCTATGCTTCTTTGGCGATAAGAATTAACAAGATTATTTATTTTATTTCTGGATAAAATAGCTCCCGCAGCGATAGAAGATATAATTTCATTATCTTTTGATTTTTCTCTATTTTCATACTTAAGTGATTGTAAACTTCCCGAAATAAGAGCTTTCTTATAATTGTTAACAGCATTTTCTTGTTGTCTATTTAACCCTATTG